CTTCAACAATTATATCATCTGAAGCTAGTGGAGAAGCTAGAGAGTCTGCAGATAAACGTAGAATAGAAAAGCTAAAGCAATCAGCTAAAGATTTGTCTGATGTTGAACTGTGGATTGTTAATGTTGCTCTTAGAGTATACATCGATGGGGAATATGTATTCACTGTTATCTACATCGACGACTTTGAAAGTATGACAAAAGCAGATTCGCTAAATACTTACCTAACACTGATCAATTCGGGTGCAATGACTCCTGATGTCATCAATGAAATAGGTGTAGATATGATCTCTATTGTTTACTCTAACGAACCAGTACGAAAAGATTTCCTTACAGATTTACAACGATCAACAAACAATTTCGAACAAGATATACCAATAACCGAGAATGATGAGATAGAAATAGAAGAAGGATAATATATGGCAACACCTGGACTAGAAAATTCATTCAAGAATCTAAAGAAGTTTGACAAGAAAACACAAGCTGCAGTATTAGAGTTATATCGGGCAACCGAAGACTCTCTTACTGAGCTTATCTTTGATGATTCACTTGGATTACGACAAGCACAAAATAAACTTATGAAAGAGTTTGACAATGCTTTAGCTAGCACAGATTTCGTTGCTACTTGGAGAACTGGTGTTGTCAATACAATCGTTGCATCTACTTACATCGAAGCAACGTTAGGAATGAGTAAAAGAACGTATGCAAATAAGTTGTACAGGACTTCTTTATTCAAGGACAACGTAACGTTATCTAATAGAATAAGAAAGAATGCGAATATCATTGTATCTGAGCAGAAACGGATACTCAGGCAGTCATTAAAGGCTGGTAGAGCTATCACAGAGACAGTTAGAGAGATAAGTAAACTAGATACATTGTCTATTGTAGGGCGTGGTACAGGAGGCTTTAAAACCGAATTACCTAAGTTCCTTGAAGACATTAGAAAGGCTAAGATCTCAGGTCAGGTGATATCTGAAAAAACTATTATAAAACTTCAACGTCAAGTCTTCAATCTAAAGACCAAAGACCTTCAGAAACGATATGATGAATTGATTGATGTATTTCAGTCGCACGTTTTGGATACGGATTTGTTAGATAGAGCAGTAGCAAACGCCATGGTATCTCGCACCTCTTACTTCTCAAATAGATTAGCAAGAACTGAGACTATCAATACATTATCTGAAGTAAAGAATGAAGCAGCTATGTCCAATCCAAATACACAATGGGTTAGATCTGTAACAAGTTCAGGGCCTAATAATTGTCCTTATTGTTTAGCGGTTGAAGATTTAGGTTGGGTTCCTGTTGAGAATGCTACAATCCCTGTACATCATCCTCACTGTTCATGTTCACCTCAGTACAAACAATCATCACGTACACCAGAGAAATGGTCTAACGACAAATACACATCTAAGCTTCAGAAAAACATTGATAAACAAAATGCTATAGCTAAAGCAGATGGTGATCCAAAGACTTACATACCTACTGAAGTACCGACTAATCTAAGAAACAATACATTGACAGATCAGTTAAATAACACATAAAAGATCTGATTTACTTTAGTTTACCCCAGATATTAGCATATTAGAATATAATAAAACACTTATTGTATAAATACGAATATAGGACACTTGATGTGTTCAACATTTATGGCTAGATGCCAAAGGAGTACCACATGGATACAGAGATTTTTAATGTTATTAGAGATAATATCAAAAATGGAAATATAAACGAAGCTGAAACTAAACTATTAGAATTGGAGAACCAAGCTAAAGCATTAGCAGCAAACAAAGAATCTGCAGTTGGCGAGATTAAAAAGCTAAAGGCATATAAACATGCTGTTAACGAGAAATTTGAATTAGGAACTGATATGTCACTAGATGATTCCCTAAATAAAATAGGTGAGAGACTAGGAACATACAAACAATCTGTTACTTCAATGAAAGAAACAACAGATGGTAAGAACACAGAACTAATGCAATTACAATCAATAGTAGCTGACACTCAATCAGAACTGAAAGATATGAAAACATTATATGAAAATGAAAGAATGGAAACTAAGACTTCAAAGATCAAAGATACCTTCAGAACAGCATTATCAGAAAATGGAATTACTTCAGTTGATAAACAAAACCTGGCAATTAAATCTTCACTACTAGAATTACAAACAGTAGAAGATATGACAGATTTTGCAAAGACCTTCGCTTCAACTCATGCATACCTCACTGACACTCAACATGTCAAAGGCACTGATACTCAACCTAGCAAAACTTTAGTTGTCCCTACAAGTCTTAAAGACTGCAAGACAGCCGAGGAAAGAATCGCTTATCATCAACAAGACATTGATAACAACTCAAAATAAATTAATCAAATAAAAAGGAGCCACACATGGCCGTAAATTACATGGAAGTATTTAACCAATACTACAAAAACGCAGTATCTGAAAGATATGCACAAATTATAGAACTGTTTAATGCTGCAAGCAAAAATACAATTATATTATCAGGTCAACTACAAGATGGAGATTATGTACAAAATTCATTTTACAAAATCTTATCAGCATCAAGACGTGTAGATAGATACGCAACAAACACATCTGCTGCAACTGTTAACCTCTCACAAGACAAAGAAGTATCAGTAAAAGTTGCTGGTGGATTTGGACCTGTAGAGTTTAACGCTGGTGATATGGGCTGGCTTAATAACCCTTCAGCTGAAGCAATCGAACAGATTTCGTCTCAGTTTGCTGAAGCACTAATGGCTGACCAACTTAACACTGTTGTTATGAGTGGTGTCGCTGCAATTAGTAACGTAGCAGGAGCAACTAACGATGTTACATCAACATCTGGTACTCTTACTCAACCTGTACTTAATGATACTCATGCACTTTTTGGTGATGCGTCTCAAAGTCTTACAGCTCAAATAATGACTGGTGGAGCATACCACGATCTTGTTGGTGTTGCTTTAGCTAACCAAGCACAACTGTTCACAGCTGGGAATGTAACTGTTATTGACATTTTAGGCAAAGCAACGGTTATTTCAGACATACCAGCTCTTACAGTTGCTGGATCTCCTGGTACTCATAAGGTATTAACTCTTACTCAAGCAGCTCTTACAGTTGGTGGTGGTGATGATGTAGTATCAAACATTGAGACATCTAACGGAAATCAGCAAATCTCAACTACTTTCCAAAGTGACTACTCTTTCATCGTTGGTGTAAAGGGTTATGCATGGGATATTGCTAACGGTGGAAAATCTCCATTGGATGCAGAGCTTGCTACTGGGTCAAACTGGGATCAAGTTGCTACTTCAATCAAACACACTGCTGGCGTAATCACTATCGCTGACAGAGGTTAATCTAAGCCCTTCGGGGCTTTTTTTAAGGGTAACTAAAGTATGAAAACAAAGATGTCTTTATTCGATTCAAATAGATGGTTTGTAGAATTCCCATTATATCAATATGTTGAAGATGTGAAAGCGTTAGCTAAAGCAAACTCATTAATTATTGTAGATGCTAAATTCATTAAAGATTCTATCGGCAATCTAAAGGCATCTTCTGTTCCAGTACTTACTCTTAAAACTGATGAACGATTACAAGTAAAAACTAATACAATTAAGAAATTAAAAACAAAGAAATCTTCTAAGAAAATTAAGAAAGACTAGATATGCTTTAGCTGGAAATTATAATGGCTGCAAATACTCCTACGGTAACAATTAATGTATCTCAATTAACAGATATGTCTAGACGGATGAGAAATACTACGGCTTTAAGAAATGCCACAGAGATAGCTGCTAATAATGCATCTAATATTATTGTTAGACAAGCAAAACAGAATCATATCTTTACTAGTAGATCATTTACACTAGAAAACTCAATCTTTACAGAAATAGATGGAAACAGTATAGAAATATTCGTCCCATCACGAGGCCCTTTAGGTGTCCCGTATGTACCCTGGATATATTTCGGATCTAGACCAAACCCTTCAGGTGGTGCAGACATCACTTGGAATAATGGTGCAGGTGATCCTTTTATAGACAACGCATTTGACACAAAGAAAGCAGCTTTTGTAAGATCTTTTAGAAGAACATTAACAATAGAAATGGATGAATTCATTGGAGTTTAAATGAGCATATTATCAGCAAGTGATTTTACCGACATGGACGTTAGGAACGCAGTATCTGAAGTAAGTTTGTCAGCTACTAATGGCGACAACCTATATCTGTTCCGTGCAGATCAATATTACACAAAATTATTAAGAGACTTTAGTATTGATGCTACTGACGATGATCTTTCAAGCCCTCCTTTATTCGACGTTAAAGAAGTAATGATCTTATGGTCATCAATAGACGTTTTAAAGGACCTTATAGACGACTCACGGGCACCTTTCGACAACCAACAGATCTTAGTAGACAAGTATTCAATCAAGCTTAGAAACGCTGTGAAGGCTCATAAGAGTGCATTGGGTGAACTAGACAGTAATGCTTTTTACTCACTAGATAGAAGTACTGATGTTAGAATGGTAACAAGATTCGGGTGGAACTAAAGTATGGCTAGTTTATATGAAAACATGGAAGAAATAAAATCTATTTTCCGCTCTTCAGGTTATACAGTTTACGATCTTACTGAGTTTGGCGATCTAAAGCTCTCTAGACTTCCAGACAATCAATTTCCTGTAATCTTTGTTGGTCGACAACTAGAAGAAATAGACAACGAAGGATCACCATTACACTTTTTGTCAGAGACCGCAGGTATACCAATCAAAATAGTACTCAATACTGGCGACGAGGATCTATACAAAGATTCTGATACCGTATTACGAGACATTAAAAATATTATAGCTACTAATCAATGCAGTGGTAGTTTTTGGACTAGATGGGTAATGAATGATAACTTTGTCGCCCAACTACAATCATCAAACGAACGCAGTAGAGTATACGGTGGTATAAACATTAATACAACAATCTCTTATCGAGAAGAACAATATAAGGAGTAACTATGAGTTGCGATTTTAAAAGAACAAGGTTAACAGACCTGTTCATCAAAGAACAATCTGGTGATGTTTATGAAACACCAACATCCGCAGATGTAGTAAGACTAGACGCAGGTGCTCAAATTGCAGCTGTTCCAGAGGCAGTAGAACGTGACATATTACGATCTTCATTTACTCCTGTAAGTGACCTACAAGGAATTAAAGTTGCTACTATGGGTGGTACATCAGAACTGTATGGAGCAGGTGATTACAGTGACGGTACAACTAAGCCATGGTTCAACGATCTATTTAGATCTGTACAACTAATGGAAACTCAAGTGGTTGGTATCCCCGTTAGTGCAATTGCTTCGGACTTTGTTCGTGGTGAAGAAGTAACAGGTGGAACAGGTGTTGGGTCGGTTTTAATCGATACTGTAGACACTGATACTGTTATTTACATCAAACTTACATCCGGCAACTTTGCAGCTGAAGCAATCACAGGTGATATAGCTGGTGCAGCAACGGCCACAGGTGTTGAAGTAGACGCTGGATGGTCATATAAATTCGATTCTTCACAATGCTTAAGATTAAGCTGTAGATCAGAACAAGATGGACAGAAATCTGAAATATACAATGCGATACCTACATTATCAATAGAAGCTGACGACTCAGGAATACCTAGAATCAATTATGAGATTGCTGGTGTAATTAATATCGTTGATGACATCGAACAATGGTTAAGAGACGCTGCTGCTACTACTGTAACACGGGATACTCAACTTCCTCCACTATTCCAATGTGGCAGACTAAAGTATAACGAGTTCTCACCAGTAGTTGATTCGACATTAACTCTTGATCTTCAGGTTGAAAGACCAGAACGAAGAGATGCAAATAGCTGTGCAGGAATTGAAGGATATGTGCAAACTGGAAGAGATCCAATTGCATCATACAGAATTGATGTTCCTACTAATGCCCAGGCTGATATATTCCAAGACTGGTTCAGAACTAATGAAGTAGCTACAGAATGGAGATTTGGTAAAGAAGTTGGAAATACATTTTGGTTCTTCGCTGACACTGCAAAACTGCAGACAGTTACCGGAGCAGACGAGAATGATATTGCTAAACTTGAATTGGAATTCTCTCTTACTGGATTGGATGACGACGAATTAGAAATCATAGCTATTTAACTAAAGTAATAAATACATGGAGTCTGCTTTAGCTGGTAGGCTCCATTTTAAAACTAAAGTAAATATAACTGTATATGAGGTAATTTATGTACAACCTAGTACCCCCAAAAAGTAAATTAATAGAATATAAATCCGTTCATCTTACTGACAAAAACTCTCCTACATTCATGATAAAAATATTTGATTTTGATGAAGATAACAAATTCGCATCCTTGATCTTTAATCATATAACTACAAAAGACGGCAAACCAGTTTCCGTATCTGATGTGTCTATAGATGATATGTCGAAAGGTGAACAAAAAGTTGACAATGATTCTTATTACTGTGAGATCGTAAAAATGGGAGTTGAAATCCCTGATTCAGATGGTAAAGAAGTTGTGTTGTCCTGGGCAATTATAAGAGAATTGGCTAATAAAGTTATTGAATGTAATAATGTTGTAGAATTGGAAAAGTAAAAGTATTGGCTGCCATTCTGGGTGGTACTACACATTCATGTGATCATTCTAGTAATGACCTTGGATGTGTGGCAGCCAATACTAAAATTAATTATTGGTGGATAACATGTGACTGTCATAGAAAATATGATTGCGATAAATGTAATAATACAGGCAAACTACACCCAGATAGATGTCCTAACTTTTACTATGATACCGAACTTGACATCTTAAGAAAATTATACGACAGCTTCACAAACAAAAACATTTTACCATATAGTGGTTCTCAGATAGATCAACCCAGAAAAATATTCAAGGAGTTTGATGCTATTAATTTAAGCATATATCATCGTCAATTAATTGACAAACAAGCTAAAGACGAACGAGATGATATTATAACTAGGATTAACAAAGGTAAAAACTAAGCTAGGGATATGCTTTAGCTTACAAGAAGGTATTATATGGCAACGAATAGAATTGGTATAGAAATAGAAGTAGATTCGAATGGTGCTATCCGAAGTTTACGTCAACTAGGTAGAGCTGGGGAACAAGCTGGTGAAGATATAGCTGATGGTGCGAACAATGCTTCAGCTGGAATGAATAGACTAGACGTTTCAGCTATCGCAGTGACAGCAGCAATGGTAGCTCTCGGTGCCATTGCAATAAAAATAACAAAAGATTTTGTTAAGTTTGGATTATCTACTGCTAGAGAAGCAGAGAAAGTAGAAGTGCAGTTTAAAACGCTTTTAGGTAGTGCTGAGCTTGCTAAAAAGAGATATGCAGAGTTAGCAGCATTTGCAGCTTCTACCCCGTTCCAGTTAGCTGGTGTAGCTAACGCTTCAAAGATTTTAGAAACATTAACTAAAGGTACTCTATCTACTGGGCCTGGTTTAAGACTTGTTGGTGACGCTGCAGCTATTGCAGGTGTTCAATTTGATGAGCTTGCTGTTACTGTTGGTAGAGCTTTCAGTGGTCTACAGTCTAATAGAGCTATTGGTGAATCATTATCAAGACTTCAAGAACTAGGTCTTATCTCAGGTGAAGCTAGAACTAAAATAGAAGAACTACAAAAAGTAGCATCTGGTAAAGAAGGATGGGCTGTATTACAAGAAGAACTAAAAAAGACTACTGGTGGTATGGATGCTCTATCTAAAACTATTGCTGGTAAAGAATCTACTTTAGTTGACAATCTTGGCGCTTTAGCTATGCAAGTATTAAAAACTGCAGGTGTACTTGAAACATACAAATCTGCGTTGGATGCAGTTACTAGTGAAATAAACATAGCTACAGATATTTTTAAAGAACAAGAGATAATTCGTAAAAACATTAATGATCTTACTGCAGAAGAAGCCGAGTTGATTGTTAAGCTTAACAGAGAACGACTTAAGGCTCTCAAAGATGTTGAAAGATTTGGTGGATCGGCAGCAAAAGCAATTGCTGCTGTGAATGCCAAATTTAGAGAAACACTTAACATTCAATCTCAAACACTTGGTATTCTTTCAACTGATGGATTATTAACAGCTTCTGTAATGTCTAAAATCATATCAAAATATGGTCAGTACGCTGAAGCAGTTAGAAATAAAACTAAATTAGACGATGAAGCTAGACAGGAAGCAAATGAATTAGCGCAAGCAGAATTAAATCTACAACTTATATTAGCTAAAGGAGTTGATGTATTAGATAGACGTAACAATCTCGCAAATGCCTTTAGATTGCAATCTAAAGATGTCGAGGAACAAGCTAAAGTATTTAGCTTTCTTAATACAATAACAGAAGAACGGATAGAATTAACAAAGAAAGAACAAACAGAGATACAGAAGCGTGCAGAGGTCAGGAAGCAGGAAGCAATTGATACTATTAAAGATGCTGAGACTCTAGCTAAAGCACTTGAGTTTATTGATAAATCTGCTAGAGTAGAAACTAGTAAGGCTGAACAGTTACAAAAAGATGCGGATACTCAGAAACAATTTCAACAAAAGTTACTATTAGAAACACAAATGATAGATGCTAATGAGTTTGAAAGAAAACAATTATTATTAGATGCAGAAACACAACTTAAGATAGAACAAGCAGAAAAGATTATAACAATTGAATCTGAAAAAGCTGCAGCAATTCAACTGATAGAGGAAAATGCTGCTAAAAAGAGTAAGGCAATTGATGATCTTAAAAATAAACTATTACTTCTTAATTCTGCGAGTGCAATATCAGCTCTGTCAGGTGGTCTAAGAACTCTATTTGACGATAATAAAGCTTTTGCTATCGCTGACATTGGTATTAAAACTGCTCAAGGTGTTATAGGTGCATTTGCTAATAGCTTGCCTTTACCATTACAGATTGCACAAGCAGCTGCTATTGGAGCGGTTGGAACAAAACAGCTATTAGAAGTTAATCGTGCCAAGTTTGCAGATGGTGGTATCATATCAGGCCCTGGAACTAATAGAAGTGATTCTATACCTATCTCAGTAAGTAATGGTGAAGCAATATTAAACCAACCTGCAGTACAAAGACTTGGTGCTGAAACTGTTAATAATATCAATAATGGTGGTGATATTGGTTCATCAATAAATATAACTATAAACGCTGGTGTTGGTGCAGATGCTGATGAGATTGCACAGGTCACAGTCAATGCTATTCACAGAGCAGAACAATTAGGTTTAGAACCATCAGTGTAAGAGGATAATATGATAATTAATGTTGCCGGAGTTAGTATACCTGTAAAAGTAAGAATGGGTTTCACACCTAGTTATAACCGAGCCGCTAAGTATGTACCTATGATGAATGGATCTACTTATGTAAGTGATCGTGGAATTGCCTCGGACAAATACCAAACTAAAGTAACCGTTATTGGCGATACTGGTCTCATGCTTTTACTTGTTGAACAACTATTACTAGAGACAAATCAAGTAACTGTTACTCTTGACAATGAATTTATATTTGGCCCTGGTCTTGATTACTCATCACCATTTCAGTGTAATGTTATTGGCAATGCCGTTTCATTTCCTATGAGAGATGTTTTAACTACGACTGTTTCTTTAACACTTCAGATTGTAAGTGCTGTTGTATATGATAGTGGTGTTAGTTCAATACTACCTGATATCTTTTATA